AGAAAATCTGCCGCCTGCGCTTTCTGCCTGCTGTCCGCTTTCCTCAATTTCCTTACCCATATCGTCTGCGGCTCTTCCGGCTTTTTCCATATCCGCAGCTGTCTTGTTAAGCTCCTGCTCCGTTTTTACAAGTGCTGTTTTTTGGTAATTTAACTGTGCCTCCAGCTTTTTGCTTTCCTCGCTGTTTTGTCCCGTTGTTTTCCGGCATTTCTCTAATGCCGCCTCGGTTTCTTTTACTTTTTTTGCCTGCTCTGAATAAACCCTTTGTAATACTTCCTGCTTTGCTTTCAGAGCCTCTACGCTGTTTGCGTTGTCCTTATATTCAGCCGTTACAAGTTTCATTTCCGAATTAAGCACTTTAAGGCTATGTAAGTCTCTGCCTCTGGGCTTTTCTTTGTTCCCCACTGGTTCTGCCCGTTCTGGTATTCACTTGTCCAGCCCTCTTTTTCTATCATTGCCTGCAAGTCGTCCAGCTCAATACTCATAAAAGCAGCCTTTTCTATCAGCGGCGTTACCAACTTCTTTTTATTTTCGTCTAAGTCTTTGAAAATTCCCTTAAGTCTGGTCTTTTCTGCTTTTATCCTCTGTTCTTTTGTCTTTTCTTTCCTTGTTGCCATTCTTTTACCCCGCTTTCAGTTCCCCTGCCGCATACCACACCCCCTACACCACGCCTGCGCACGCCCGTAGGGTAATTTTAGGGTATCCCCCTCGGTATTTGTCCCCTTTAATTTCTTTTCTGCATAGGGGGGATTATACCGCCGTCTGCATCAAATCTATAACGCAGCCTCGGTGCGCTTTTATGATGCTCCTTGTTGTGGCAGTCTTGGCATAACGCCTCTAAGTTATCCCAGTTAAGCGTTATGTCTGTGTCATTGATATTGTCACGGTTAAGCCAACCCTTTACTTTTCCGGCATCTGGTATACTCTTGGTATAACCGTTGCCATAGGCTGCATAGGCGTGCTACCTCTTATAAGTCCCCTACTGCCCTCTGCGTACAAATAGCTGCTACATACTTTTTCTATCTCGTCCAGCACCTCTATGCAGCGCTCTTTGCTCTCATACTCTGCAATTTCCTCTAAGCAACCGTCAGAAATGCAAATAGTGTGGTGTGCTGCTGCCTCTTTCCCTCTTTTGCAGTCATGTTTTTCTTCGTACTGCAAGCAATTAAAGCAAATGCCGAAAGCATACAGCTTTTCTCTGTTCTGGCTGCGTATGTATACGTTACTCATTCTCTGCCTCTCTTTCCCCGGTTTCGTCCGGCTCTTTGTGTTCTTCATATCCCTCTAAGTATCCGGCACAAACTATATCAATCTCTTTACCGTCCCTGCCGTCGTTCCTTATCTCGATTTTTCCGTAATATGCGTAAATACAGCAGCCGTCATAATCAAATACCCGTATGCTGCCCTCTGTCGCCTGCTCCGGCACTTCAATTACCAGAGGCTCTGCCTGCTGCCTTTTATCGGCGTTCTTATGCTCCTGCTGTGGCTCTCGGCTGGTAAGCAGTACAAATAATGCAATAGCTGTTACTCCGGCTGCTGCCGCACCTATCCATATCAGCAACTTAAGCACTCTATTTTCTCGTCTATGTTTCTTTCTCATGCTTTTCCTCTCTTTCTTCCGTCTGTGCTTAGCCTCTGCTTTTCTTCGTCCCAGTCAAAAGAGGCACACGCAATGCAGCGTTTGCATTGCTCTATAGGCTCGTCGTCCCACTCACTGCTAAAGCCTAAACAAGCGCCGCTCCCATCTTTTCCGGCAGTTCCGCATTTCTTTTGTAAGCTACATTTCTCCATACGTTGCTTTATCCGGCACTGTTTGCAAACAATCTTTTCTCCCGTTGTGCAACCCTCTTGCCTCGCAAAATATGCCGCCCAAACTTTACTTACTCCATTTCTTGCGCTATGCCAGCCTATAACCCTTTCGCCGCATATATCGCAAAAAACCTCTGTACTTACTTCTCTATAAATAGCCACTTCCCGCCTCACTTCCTGCCGTTTCATGCAGTATCATTTTTCTAAACAGACTTTCAAATATCGGTACAGGTATGCTATTGCCAGCCTGCTTATAAAGAGGCATTGTATAGCGCCCTACCCGCTTATGCACTGCTGCCGCTGCGTTAAAATCTGCATCTGTATAACCCTGCAACCGCCAGCACTCTAACTCTGTCAGATACCTATAGCGCCCGTTTCCCATATCTATTACCTGTGCTGGCGTTCTATCCTGCCTTGCAGTAATCGTAAATGCGTAGTCCTCTATTATCGTCGCCCGCCGTATCCCCTTTTTCCCTATTGTCTCTAAAACGCTTGGCTGTGTCACGTCATACACTGGCGGCGCATCTGATAGCAAAAAATCGTTTATATCCCTCATAGGTGTTTTAATCAAATCATCAAACGAAAATTTTTCATTTCCCAGCACTGATACTGTAAAAACTCTTTCCCGTGCTTGTGGTAGTCCAAACTCTCTTGCGTCCAGCACTTCAAAATTATTGCTGTATCCTAACCGCTCCATTTCTGATAGATACCGATTAAAATTCACGCGCATATAACGACTTAATACATTTTTTACATTTTCCCAAATAACATATTTTGGTTTCCATTCTCCCATTTGCTCTATAATATGTATTGTTTCCCACATAAGGCTTGAACGTGTCCCGCTCCCCTTATCCGCTCCCTTTCCACGGTTTATACGTCCTGCCTCTGCCGTCGCTTTTCCTTGATGTCCTGCTATGCTGAAATCTTGGCACGGGCTACCATGTATTAAAATATCCGGCTTTAAGTTCCACCCTACTACGCTCTGCGTCTTATATTCCAATTCATCAGAAAACATGGCATTATAAGAACGTACTGCCTTTTCGTCTATCTCTACGTAATCAATAGCTTTTACGGGTATTCCTATATTACGCATGGCGCAACGTGGGCTACCTATTCCCCCGAACAGCTCTAAAATTTTTATCATTTCTTTTATCCCTTTCTTTCGTTTCCCAATAATATCTATTCACTATGCACATTTCCCCGCTGAAAATCATATACAGCGCTAACGGCACTGTTAAAATTGCTATTGTAGCGTCCCCCTCTAATATGTAGACTGCTAACGCCGTAAATGCCAGCAACGCTATACCATTCAATTTCTGTATAATAAAATACTGGCGGCGGCGTTTCTTCTCCCTCTGCCTTTTCCTCATATCTTCCAGCGCATCTGCGTACCCTCTTCTATACGCTGCTGTTACTGCTGCTCGTTTCTCTCGTTTCGGTTCTGCTATCTGTATGGGGGCTATATTCTCCATTCCCTGCCTCTCTTTCTCTCGGCGGCGCTCTTGTAATTTTCACTGCTACCGCTCCCTACTCTGGCGTAATTTACCGTGTGGGCGCTTTTCGCATTAAAAAGCTGCTTAAAACCTGTTGACCTACCACATACTCTCTAGCTGGTATGACCGCTGCTATTTTTTCACGGTATCCAGATGCAGCTATTCGCCTGCTGCCCTCTGGTGCAGTTCGCCAAACTGCTACCTAAAACGCCCTGCTGGAATTGAACCAGCGCCCCCGCTATATCCGGCTGCGGTATTCTCCCACTGAATTAAGGGCGCTTGCTGGCGGCAGCTACCGCCATTAACTCATAATTTTTATGCTGTATTCGCCGTTTCCGTTATCTCTTTCCATGATTATTGCTAAGTCGTCCCCGTGGTAAAGGTCTGGTATTCTACAATCTTTATGAATGGTTACGCCTTGCACTCTATCCCACCCGCTCATTTTTTTCGCCTCTGTCAGTGCATTTATTGCCGCTCTATAGCTTTCTCTGTCCTCTTTGTCATAAATCAATATTTTGTAATCTCTTGCTTTTATGTATCTTTCCATATTTTCTGCCTTTCTTTCGTTCTCTCTGATTAAATCGCCCTCTGTGCCATATCTGCGCTGTACTGCTGCCTATTACCACCACCAGCACCGCCCCTTTGCAGCTCGTGGTAAATCGTGGCTCTATGCACGTCCATAGCTGCTGCTATCTCGTCCGCTTTCTTTCCATTCCGGCACATTTCCTCTATGGTCTTTCTGTCCTCATAGCTCAATCTCTTGTACTTGCGTGCCATTTCTCCCGCTCCTTTCTGATTTTTGGATAAAAAAATAGTGCGATAGAGTTTTTTAAGCTCTACCGCACTATGCTTTTTACTTCAATCTACCGTAAAAAAATAAATGCGGCAGAGGCTTTAATACCTCTTGTCGCATTTAATTTTAAAACTTATCAGGATTACAATACATGTGTTACAACTGAATAATTAAAAAGCGGAAATACCTTTTCTGTGTTATGCTTTAAGCTACCA